CCGCATATCGCTTTCCAGCCTGCGGATAGCGGCAGTTTCTGCTTCGTCTTCTTGGCGTCCCTCGATGACAAGCGGCTCATCTGTCTTGGCCGCCTCCAGTGCCTTGAGTGCCGTAACGTCGCCTTTCAGTTTCGCAATCTCACCCTTGGCACGTTTTGCTTCCGCCTCTTGTAACTCTTTTGAACGATAGAACACCTTTTGTGCGGCTTCCAGCTTCTTGACCTTTTTGTCCAGTCGATTTTGCTCCATGAGTCGGTTATCTTGCGCCGCTGCCGATAGCGTGAGATAGATATCACCCTCTGCTCCGCCGACGCTTGACCCCATGCTTTCGTCCATTTCCAGCGTTCGTTGCGTGCTGTTTTTGTCTGTAATTGCGTTGATAAAGCTTGACTTGATTGCAAGACGATTCCAGCGTACAACGTCCAAATCGGTAAGATACCGATATTCCGTAACAGTATTCCATTGGTTCTTTTGCCGTACGGCGCGCCCCTGTGATTGTGCGAGTTCGCCCGGCATCCACGGTGCATCAAGCTGATGAATTGCTTTCAAGTTGTGTTGCATGTTGATACCCGTACCCAGCATAGAGCGCGTACCGATAACAACCTTTACCTTGCACTCACTGACTTCTTCGGCAATCAGTTTTTTCAAATCGTCAGTAGTCGGCTGCTTGCTTAACTTGTATTTGCGCTTGTACTCTTTCTTGAGTTGTGCCAACGCACCCGCGTCGGACGATAAAACGACAATCTCATCTTCGGGAATGCCGCGGTTTACCAACTCGTCTTTTAACGCTTGTGCCACGTTCCACCCGGCAACTTTTACTTTTTGTACCTTGCCATTTTCGTCACGGACTGCAAACCCGTCACTGCCGCGTTCAACAACAGAACGTTCATCAGATACGCCCTCTTGCAAGAATACCGCCTGACTCACCTTGTCATGCAACTGATACTCTTGCAGAATGTTGTCCGCGCAATTTTGAATTTTAGAGCCTGCATAATCCGCCCCGCCAACCAGCCGCGGATCTAACCCCAGCTGACTAAGCTTGCGCATAGCGGTTAGCGGCTCACCCTCGTATCCCGATTGGCTAAGCTGTTTTTTCACTGCGCCGGAAGCCTCTGCATATCGCTTGGCCGCCTTTTCAATGCGCTTAGCATACGCATTCATCTCTTCTGTCATTTCCGACCGTACATTGACAATCCTATGGTACGGTACGTCGGTAGCATCTTCCGTTCGTCCGTTTTCCAGTTCGTCTTTTACATCATCGGGAATGTTCTCATCCGTGAGTGCATACCCTTTTACCTTGCGTGCAGTAAATTCCGGCATTTCGTTTGCTTTCACAAAGTCAAAGTACATGTCATACATGCGCTTGAGTTCGGGTAAGTTTTTGAAACCGATAAACCGTACTTCATCTTCATACTCACCCGTCGGCTTTTTGCTTAACGCGCTATCGGCCTGTGCATATGTTGCAAACCAGCTATCAAAGGACGCAATGCCCGCCGCTTCCATTTCGGGCTTCATTACATATCTCATCATCTGATAGAGTTCTGTCGCCGTATTGGTAATCGGCGTACCCGTAAAGAGATATACTCCGCGCCCAAATCGTTCTTGAACGTTGTCAACAAGCATTCGCAACTTGAGTGCCATATCCGACGCGCTGGTTTCAATCCCTTTTACGCTACTGCGCGTTATCAGCCCCGGTTTCTTAAACTCATGTGCCTCATCAACAAGCACTTGGTCAATTCCCAGCTCTTCAAAAGGAATGTGCTTTGCGACAGCTACACTTGCGCCGTACTTTTCAAGCAACGACAATTGCCGCGTCAATGACTGCACCAACTCTTTTACTTCAAGACTGTCACCCTTTAGCCTGCGGATTGCCGTTTTAACTTCTTTATCCGTCGACTCAAGTTTTCCGTCTACCAAATCCCAAATTGCCGGCGGAATGGTGACGTTGCTCGACGCCTGTTCCAATTGCTCGCGGATTTCTTGGCGGACGTTTTGTTCCGCCTTGGTGTACGCTTCATCAGAAAGCATGAACAGTCCCACTTGCGAGTGCGGCGCAACGATAATATCCCAGTCGCCGATCATCGCTTCCGCTAATTCACCGCCTGCCTTATCACCTTTTTCTCCAATTACAAGGATTTTTGCACCCGGATATTCCTTTTGAATATCTTCTGCAACGGCTTTGTAGTTGGCCGTCTTGGCCAGCAGTAATGTTTTCTTGGCAAGTCCCAAACGTTTTGACTCCATTGCCAGCGCGCCCATAACATAGGTTTTGCCCGTGCCGACTTCATGCGCAAAGAGTCCGCGCCCCTGCATCAGCCCTTTATAGACTGCGTTTCTCTGATGCTCACGCAAGCTGAATTCCTTTTTCTCGATTTCCGCACGCATGCCGGGGAACGTCATGTGACTACCGTCAAATTTAGGCGTATAGAAACTGTTGAAACGATAGTTGTAACTATCCGACAGATGCTCGCGGTGCGGCCCTGTGCGGATAAACTCCTGCCAGTCATCAAGCAATGTTTGCACCATGGAATTGGCAAGCCCCGTTGCTTCTTCGTTGAACGTAACAACAACTTGGCCGCCTTCTTTTGTCTTGTTATTGACGACAATTTCCTTGTTTCCTAGTGCTGCAGCCAATACTTTGTTGAACGTTATGTCTTGCGCGGCTGTTTCTCCTACAGAAATATGCCATTTCTTGCTGCGCGCATTGTGTCCTGCAGGTAACGCTTTAATGTCTACATGTACGGAACAGATGCCGCCCGCCATTGATACCTGTACTGCTTGCGACTCGGTAATTCTCCCCTTTAGCCACTCGTCTACGTCCTTACCGTACAACTCTTGAATGATAAAGTCGCGGTAAATATCGGTCTCAATCCACGACGCGCCAAATCCGATGGTCACTGCGTTCATCGGCACACGTTCGGGCAATACGGCATTCAACGCCTTGATGTTGCGCTGCATGTCTTTGTTGCCGTATTCCAACGCGTTTTGCGCTTCATCAAGTTTTTCGGCAATATTCCCGTTGATGTACTTTTCTTTTACTTGCCAGCTGCCATTAGGCGTTACATATCCTAGGTCTTGCTCAATCAACGCCTTTGTAACGTCCTGCTCGGATTGTTTCGTCAGTTTAGCAATAGCGGATACGTCAATATCCCCCGATGATGCGGTCATAATAACAGCTTCGGCAACTGTCGGATTTTTAATTACCGCTGTTTTTCTGACCGTCGGGCGTTCCATGATTTCGCTCGGATTACCGTCCGCGTCTTCCAGCGACGACAATATGGACACACTGCCGTCACCCGCTTTAATCAGTGCTTTATACGCCTTGGACGTGCGGATAGACTTGTTCCCCTTACGGGCAATTTCATAGCCTTTTTTCACCCGTTTACGCAATTCTGTTGCGTCTTTTCCTGCCGTATCCGCCGCCAACAATGCGCGGTAGTCTTGTGCTAATCGCAACAATCCCGCTACCTTGTTAAAGTCTGCGTCTGTTGTAATCCCCAGTTCTTCCCGTTTGATTTCAACGGCCGCGCCATCAACGTTACGATATAAGCGTTTGTCTTTAACCGTAATCGTGCCGATTTTAGCGTTTGTCGTCGCTTCAATGACTTCTTGCTCTTGGATTGACTGTGTGCGCGACGTAATAATGTTCTGCGGAATCCCCTGCAAGGCTTTTTCAAGTATCGGCGCAATCTCGCCGTTTTCCTGAACGGTGAAACGATATTTACCTGACCGCCAATTCTTACTCGCGGATACATTACCTAAAATGTTCTCGGGGTGTGCAATGAAATACTCGTTCATCATTGCACCGTCATTAACGGCTTCTTGCGCCCGATGACGGTTTCCCCCAAACTTCTCGTTGTCAAGAATATTAGGCACTTCTGCACGCAACCACTTTTCGCCGCTTACATCGTCAATTCGATGTTCACGCTTTTGCAAGAAGATTACATCCGCAACAACGTCTGTTCCCGCAAACGTCCCCGCAGGCAATCGGTACGCGGCAATCAGTTTTGCATCTGCGGCCAATTGGCGACGGATAGTACTGTCCGCTTTGTCCAACGTCCCCGCCGTCGTGATAAAGGCGACAATCCCGCCAGGACGCGCCTGTTTGACTGCTTTTAAGAAGAAAAAGTCATGCAATAACGGTCTGAATCTGTCGAATCGCCGCTCGCCTGTCTTAAAGCGTGTAGAAGAAAAAGGAACGTTACCGATGACTAAATCAAAGGAGTTGTCCCCGCTTCGGTTCTGTTCGTATCCTTGCACGCGGATATTCGTTTTCCCGTCTGCGCCGTACAAGAGTTGCGCCATGCGTCCCGTGATTGTATCAAGTTCAATCCCCGTGATATGCGCGCCGTCTTTGTACATGTCGGGCAACTGCATGATAAAGTTGCCGACGCCCATGGACGGCTCAAGAATACGCGCGTTCTGTTGCAATCCCATTTGAGAAATAGCTTGCCACATGAAATTAACCACCTCAGGCGGTGTAAAGTACGCCGTATCCGTACTGTTTTTCATCGCGGTGATTTCTTCATCCGTGAAATGCTCTTTCATCCACTCTTGCGCGTCAATATCAAGTCGATACAGTCGGTCTGCCATTCCGCCCCACCCGCTGAATTTAGACAGTGCTTCTAAATCTTCGGGCTTGACAGTAATGCTGTCCATATCCGTGATACGACCGTTATCGGTTAAGCGCAAATAAGTATCCATCGCCTCGCGGTTATATTCAAAGCGCGTGCCGATGTTTTGCACTTCTTCATTGAACGCAACACGGTCTTCCATCGGGGCATAAAAACGCCCACGACGTATTGTCGCGGGCTTGGGTCTTTTGTTTTCTACTCTTTGAGTCTGTTCATCAGACTGTTCGCTTCCACCTCGTTCATTATCTGCGTCAGTCCGTTCCACGCTTCCTCTGCTTCCGTCATCGTGTTCGGTATCTCGACCGGTAGCGTCATCTCGTCCTCCGACGGTGTCGCGTGAAGCATCCATTCCGTCTCCTCGCGGATTATCTCCCCGATTGCTGTCGGATGTACGTGTTCGTACTCCTTCTCCAGTTTCGCGCACTCCGCCTTGTACAGTGTCTGTATTGCTATCGCGTACCTGTCCGTCATCTTGATTTTCTCCAGCGCGTAATACAGAGGTTCGTTCCCCAGATACCAAATGTTCTTGACTCGTTCCCCGTTTTGTTTCGGTACTTCCTTGGCGACTTTCTCCGCCGCTTCTTCCGCTGCCAGTACCTGCTCCTTCAGTTCCGCTAGCGTCATTTTCTGCCTCCTTGACTTGATACGCGTCGCTAAGATAGTCTTGTCCCTCGACAAGTTTCGGCGACTCTCCAAATGCTACATCATTATTATACAATGCATAATCCGTGATGTCGCTATGGTTCTTAAACTCATGAAAATTATCCAGCGGACGGTTTCCTACCGACTGAATGTACTCAAGATTGACAAGTCGTCCCTCCAGTATGTAGCGGTTCGTTGCACGCAACAGTGCTTCATCCATCGGCAAGTCTACATAACCTAAATGAACGTCATATCCTTTTTGTTTCAACAAGTCAATCTTTGCTTGCAATGAATCTGCCGTTTTACCGACAATCGGGAACACAAGATTATCCCCGTTGTCTATTACTTTCTCAAGGAGTGCGTCTGCCATATCGGACGACTCTTCGTGCAAGTAGTTCGCTCCTGCACCGTTCGCAAATTCGGGCAAGCGTTTTTTGAATTCATCGCTATCAACGATAATCGCCTGCATATTTTTCGCCAACGGATCCGCAAGGCTTGATTTACCCGCCGCGGGCAATCCCAAAATTAAAAAGGCCTGTTTGCCTTTCGCATACACGCCTTGATTGTAATAGTCGTTGACAACCTTTTCGTCAAACGCTGCCCTTTCGGGAGTTATGTGTTCTGTTGATATTCCGTTCTGTTTTGCCCATTCCACTAACAATACGCCGTGTTCGTTCATTTGATTTTGCGCGGCGATACGTTCATCGGCGGCAATCCCGTTAAGTCCCGTGTCTTTGCCCGCCGCTTCCAGTTTAACGCGACGCGGTTCGCCCACTTCCACGGTATATGTCAAGCTGTTGATATAGGCAATATGTTCTTGTCCTTTTACTGTGGCGGCTTTTTCCCCAGCAGACGTGCTACTCTCGCCCGCGCTTCGGGCGTTTCCGCGTACGCTCCCGACTCGATTACTTCCAGCCGTTCGATTTCCCACTTCACCGCGTCGGGCATTGGTCGGCTGTTCAGTTTCTTCATGAATGCTCTCGTCTGTTCCAGCATTTCCTCGTGTGTCATTCCTGCCATTCGTTTCACCTCCTGATTGCTTGCTATCTCTACTATCATTATCTACTGTTTCTTGCGTTTTGGCAATAGGCGTATCACTTTCTTTTGCTTTTTCTTGCTCCCGCTCTTGGTCGATAAACCGTTTGTCGCTCGCTCCAATAATGCCAGATTCTACATCATACCCGTTTCGATAATATTCCCAAAGGGCGTTGCGCAAGCCTCTTTTCATGCGGGTTTTGTAGATTTCCTTTTGCCCGTCTGTTAATGATTGCCCGCCGACAAAATCGCTGTTATCAAAGATACTGTCCACATATGCGTCGATTGCTTCAAGATTCTTTTCTTTAAGAACAAGTCCTTTTTCGGCTGTGTACCCGCCCTTTGCAATTAACTCTTCCGCGCGAATGATTTCGTCAACATCGCCAATCTTGGCGTTGTTCATGTGTTCGATAAAGTCGCTCATCGGGACAATGGTATCCCCCAGCTTTCGCCCACGAGTGCCTGTAAACATGAATTTAATTTTGTCGCCTTTTTCGGGCGGATATAAAACAACGGTTACCGTTCGCTTTCTTTCCGTATCTTGTTTGAAATAGTCGGATGGAATGTTGAGTGTCCACGAATGCGTTTTCGTTTTCGGGTTACGATTGCCAGCCCTAAGTTCATACGCCACCGAGTCAATCCAACGAATAAGTTTTTTCCACTGATTGCTTGTCTTGCTGTCAACGCCCGGTTCATTGGTAGCTGCAGACTCACTATCTCCTGTTTTCTGCTCTTGCGTTGTTGTCTTTGTCGCTTCTTGCGCCGGTTCCTGCGTATCTTCCTGTGTTGCATGCTGCGTTTGTTCTTCTGTTTCGTTCGGTGCAATCTTGGACAGTTCTTCGTTGTACTTGGCAATAACAGCCTGTGCCCCGTCTGCCATTGCGACCGTGGAATAAAATGCGCTGATAGAGTCGTCGCCGTAACGAATGTACCGCCCGCGTCGCCCTTTACCGTCAAAATGTTCGGAGAAAAACAGCGAGTTATACAACAACGACTCACACACTGACCTAATCCTGCCCCACCACGTCCCTGTCCAGCCTTCCGCGTTGCTGATTAAGTCTTCAAGCGCAATTTCCAGTTTACCGACGTTGGCGTTTTTGTCTTTGAATTGGAATGTAATCAAGCTGCCTTTTTCAGGCGACGGGATTTTCACCAATACTTTGAGTCTGCCCTCTTTTCTGTCGATAGCTTTCACGATAGAAATCGTGCCGTCGGGCGCAACCTTTACCCCGTCGGTGTTTGCTCCGCGTGTGTACTGCTCAATCAATCGGCGGTCTTGCTCATTGATTTTTGTGCCGACCGTGTTCAACGGCTTACCCTTTCTTTTGTCGGGTTTCATTTTGTTAATGATTTTACCCGCGGGACTTTCGTCGCCTTGCTTGGCAAATTCTTCTACCGCCTCATCGTTAATAACACTGTCGCCAAACAAATCTTTTTTACCGTCAACAACCGTCGTTTGTCTGAGTTTCGGTACGCGTTCGGCATCTTCTTTGTCTGCAAGTTCTCGCAGTTTAGCCTGTGCGTGTTTCGGGAACATGCTGAAATCACGGCGTACAATTCCCTCCATGTTTCGCCGTATGTTGCGCGTGTCCTTGTTGTCGGGCATGTGGTCAAGGTCTGCCAGTATCGCTTGCGTTTCTTCAATTGTCGGTAGTTCTTCGTTGGCTAACTTGTCCCGCATACGCAACATGTGTTCTTGTGCGTCGGGGCGGATTGCCTTTGTAGGCGTATACAACGGTTCTTCTTGCGCTTGTGCTTGTTGTTGTGCCTGTTCTTGTGTTTGCGCCTGTTTTTGCCCGTTTTCTTGCTGTTGCGTCTGCTGTGCATTCACGCCCTGTTGCTCCGTTTGTGCATTCGGTGCTTGTTCTTGCGCTGCTTCTTCAACGGGCTGTGTTTCTTTCTGCGGCTGTTCTTCTTTCGTCTGTTTCTGCGGCTCGTTTTGTAGTTTTTGAAACTCTTGTTCCGCCGCGTCAACTTCTTTTTGTACCGCCACGGGATACTTGATGTTCATTCCAATCGCTAACATCGCGCGGTCTGCCGCGTCAACTTTCATATCACTCAAGTTGTTTTGCGGTACAACCATTGGCAAGTTTTGTTTCGCATTCGCTGCCATTGACGTAAACGGCGACATCATTCCAAACGGCGACATCATTCCGACAAGAGGGAATGACGGCATGTTGTTTTGTACCATTGGCAAGTTGCTTTGCTGCTTTTGTTGTTCCGTCGGCGCGCCTACCAATGTATTCGCAACTTCATTAATAACGTTGCCGACACGCTGACTATTTGTCATCGTCGTGTTGTTGGCGTTGCTCTTTTTGTCCGTCGCGCCTGTTGTGTCTGCCGTGTTTGTATGAATGTTTGCGTTCGCGGCAGGCGCAGGGGAATTGTCGAACGAAACAGTCTCATCTTCCGCGATCGCTTCGGTGAAATCTTGGTCTTGATACCCGTTTGCCCGTGCAATTGCTTCCAGCTTATCGTTGTCGCCGACTCTTACCGCATCTTGTATTTCGTTGATAAGTGCGGGATTGGTAGTTGTCCGTGCAAGTTCAAGCGCATAGTCGCGCGCCATTTCACTATTGGCCGCACGATTGTATTCGTCTTTTTTCGCTTCTTCCTGCGCTTTCTGTCCGCTAATTATCGCCGCTTGTTCATTGTTGCTGAATCCGATATTCGATTGTTTCGGATTAAACGCCGCACCGGCTTTCGTCGCCTGTTGTACCTTGTTAACAATAGACGTCACATAGTTGCGCGTTTCTTCCAGCGGAATTTGGTCAATATTCTCAAACGTGCCGTCCCATGTTCCGTTAGCCAGCCATTCCTGAACGTTCCCGATACCACCGTTATACGCCGCCAACGCTTGCACGTCATTACCGTTAAACTGGTCTTTTAGCAACGAATAATACTTTACGCCGCCACGGACATTATCATCAATATCAAACGGGTCGGTAACGCCCATTTCTTTCGCCGTTTCGGGCATTAACTGCATTAACCCTTGCGCGTTTGCACCCGATACCGCCTGCGGATTGCCGCCGCTTTCTTGGTGAATAATCGCCGCAAGAAGAATCGGCGAAACGTTACCCGTTGCGTATTTTTGAATTGCTCCCTGCACTTCGGGTGCAAAATCCTGATAATACGACGGCATCGCGTTTTGTGACGCGTCATATTGGACGATACTTTTGTTTTCTTGCGGCTGTTGTACGCTAGGCATTTCTCCCTGCGCCGACGTTTCGTAATGCTTGCGCATTTTATCTTGCCACTCTTTATAAGCTTTTGCCTGTCGATTGTGGATAGGTACAGATACTGCACCGCCTGCACCGCCTAAAATACCGCCAATCATCGCGGAATAGCCTGCGTTTTTCCACGTTTCGGGATTAACCGTCGCGTTATACGCCACATCTCCCCACGACACGTTCGGGTCTACCGCGTCCAGTGAGAATTGTTCGGCGAATTCCTGCATTCCCTCTGTCGGTGCTTCGCTCAATGCGCCGTGTGCAATCGCCTTGCCCCACGTCCGCTTTTCATTCAAGTTGTCCGCCGGCTGTAACCAACCGCCAACCTTGCCAAACGTTCCCGCGAGTTTATCAATCCGCTGTCCCGCTTTTGCGCCGCGGAAGATTGCTTTTGCGCCTTTTGCCGCAAGGTTTACCGCTTTACCGCCAGGGCCAAACATACCGATATATTCAAGCGGTGCCTGCGTGCCTGTGTTCAATGCACCAGCGGCCGACGCGCGGTCAAGTGTCATGCCGCGTTGCAACGCTTCGTCAACGCCCGCCCCGTAAAGCTGACTCAACATAAAGCCTGTGCCCAATACAGGACCGCCCATTGCCGTTAAAAGCATTTGCGGCGCATTCTCTACAACGTCGCCCCAAATCTGTCTTGCTGTAGAGTCGCCGTCGTTGACGTGAACGTTCGCCAAATAATCGTTGTTTCGGATTGATTGGATAGCCTGCGGGATAGTTTCTTTTGCCGCGGCAATCCCCGGCTGCATGTATTCTTCTGCACCTGCAAAATCGGGGTCGCCGTACTGCTGCATGTTCTTCAGTCGCTCGTTGGCCATTGCCGCAATCGCATATCCTACGTTACGCGCCATTGTCTTAAACCCGTTACCTGCATGGGCGACCGTTGAGTATCCTAACGAATCGACTTCTTCTTGCGGATTTTGCGCCTGTTGTTCCTTTTCCACAAAGAAACGCGGTGTTGTGTCAAATCCGTAACGGTCAACCCGCGTCTTTCCCTGTTTCGGCAATTTCCCAAATTGTTGCTCGAATTCGTTCATTCGTCTCTCCTTTTAATTATTAGCTAAAAAGTTACCGACGGCGGCAATAATCGACGGCTGTGTCTCTCCCCATTCGGATACTTGTCGTAAAATTTCTTCATCGCTAACCCCGCGCTCTCTCATTTTACGCGCAAATTCAACTACAGAATTCGCGTCGGGGCTATTGCCTGTATTGTCATCACCTACCGCAAGAGAATTGTTCCACATATAGTTGGCGGCTTTATATTGCGCCGCTTCTTCCGGTGTTAATTTGCCCTCGTTTGCTTTACCTCTCAACTCACTAATCACATCGCCCGCCACGCCGTAATCCAGTTTCATACGCCCATCACGCGACGCCAATTGCGCTCGGTTATTCGCTCCTGCTTGCTGTACATCAACGTTGCGCATCTGCGTCTGATTGTTCTTGTCGGTAATTGCAAGTCGCGTTCGATTGTCTAATTGCGCCTTTTCAAGTCCGATTAATTCGCCAGGGCTTGCGCCTTTACCGTAATACTCTTGCGGTCGTACTCCGCCATAGGTCACAACATTCATATTGCCGTTGTCGATAACCTGCCCTTTCGGCTGATATTTCAACAAGTCAAGAATGTCGCCGCGGTCTACTAGTCCGTTCATGAGTGCTACGGCTGCCGCTTCGTTTCTCGGACTCATTGCGCCTGCCAATTGTTGCGTCGCTCGTTGGTATTTATATTCCTTGGCACGTGCCGCAATTGATTCCGCTTCTTCTTTCTTTTTCGCTAAAAACTCATCGCGCGCATACGGCGTCAGTATCTTCTGCGACGCCTTGTCTGCTTTCGCTAAATAGGCGTCTTTATCAAAGTTTAGAAGGAATTGTTCTTCCCGCTCGTTTTCAAGTGTTTTACGCGCGTTATCCCGCAATTCCTTTTCGTTCAGCCCCATGTCGGCATAGGTGAGTTTATAATCCTGTTGCTGTTGCGTGTTCGCTTGGTACGGATCGTTTGCACCGTATCCCGCTAAGTTCCACCCGCGTTGTTCGCCCAGCTTGCGAATCTGTTCCGCTTGGTCGTGATATCTGCCCTGCAACGCCTGTTGATTGGCAATATGCGCGCCCAGCTGTTCCGCAAGTTGTTTCGCCTGCGGTGTTTGCTGCCCGTTGAGACTTGCCAACATTTCCTGATTCTTCATAATATCGGCGTTGATTTCATCCCATTTTTTCTTACGGCTTGCCAGCGCGTCGCGTGCATCCATTCCGATATAATCCATACCGTTATTAGCAAGGTCTTGCGCTATACGCCCGCTAACATCTTCATCAGTCGGCGCGGCCGCACTTGCGGTGTATCCTGCTTTTTCCATTTCTTTTTGCGCCCGATTGGTCTGAATGGTATTCAGTCTGTGCCCTAAGTACGCGCCTAACGCCTGCCCAAAGAACGACTGCCAATCATCACCGCCGCCTAAGTTGTGTACAGTTATTGCCATTCATCCTCACCCGCTTTCACGATAAACCCGCCTGCAATATAGCTCGGTTCGCCGCCCAATACTTTCAAGTCGTATACTTGCGCGCGCCCGTCTGCGTGAATTGTATTGATTGTTTCTTCGCCGTCTGTTGTTACGACGGTATCGCCTTTTGACAAGTCGCCGACAAGCACCCACCCGCTCGGAGTTTGCATCGGCTGTGTTGCCGTTACATAAAGCTCTTTATCTCCTGTCGTGATACGGAATACTTCTTCTGTTTTCGGTGAGAGTGTTTGCGTAACCACTACCTCATCACCCTCGCCGTTGATGATATAGTCACCCGGAACAACATCTTGTATCGGCATTTCCCCGTACGGCGTTAGTACTTTTGTGTCTTTTGCTACACAATACGCGCCGATAAGTGCCGACCCCAATCCTTGAAAGAAACCGCCGCCCTGCCCCTGCATGACATGCATGTTTTCGGGGTTCGCCATTCGGTAGCGGTTATTAATCATCGTCTGCCACGCGTCATTATTCGGTGCCGCTTGCCCTGTCGCCAGCGCGAATATCTTGCTCGGAATGTCAATCGAATTATTCTGCGCCGCATTGAGTACCTGCATAGGTGCAAGATTGAGTCCGTTCGCTTGGTCAATCATGTTCGCCTGATTGGCGACGTTCTGCTGGAACATATTCGCCGCCTGCGTCATTGCCTGATTATTGTTTGCGCCCATTTGTCCAACCAATCCCGATTGTGTCGCCACGTTGTGGTTCATCTGATTACCCAACATATTCAGATAATTACCCTGATTGGCAATATTCTGCCCGTACAGATTTTGCTGTTGTCCCAACGTGTTCATGACGTTTTGGTTCATCTGTTGCGTGAGATTTGCCCCCTGCCCCAGTCCTTGGTTCAGTATTTGATACCGTTGCAAGGCGTTCTGTGTCCTCTGTCCGTAATCGTTATTGCCCATTTGATACGCGCGCTGTACATAGTTGTCCACGTTACCCAACGCCCGCGCCGTCGTTTGGTCTTGCAACTGTTGCCCTTGTTGTCGTGTCTGATTGGCACGGCTCGCTAAATCCGCCTGCAAGCCCAAATCCTGATTGTAGCTTCGGTTCATGCTGTCGGCGACGTTATCGGCGACGTTTTCAAATACACGATTAGCAACAGACGAATTAATCACGCCGCGTTTCGCTAAGTCGTTAATCGTTCCGCCCAACGTCGTTTTGAGTTGGTCGTTAATCACGTTTGTTTTGTTGTTCACAAATGCATTGTTTTGTTGCCCTTGTTCATACCCTGACAATCGGTTGGCGGTACTTGTCGCGTTATTGCCATAGTTTTGATACGCCTGTCCCAACATCTGATTAGCACCGCCCGTTGCACCTTGCAACTGCCGTACCAATTCAGAGTTGTCGCGACTGTTTTGCCGTGATACGTCGCCCAACTCCCGCGCCGCTTCTCCCGCAACCCCCATTGTCGCCGCTAAGTTTTTACGCAACGCGTTATTCGTCTCATTTGCCGCGTCGCCGTATGCACCGGCAAGGCGCATTGCATTCTCCGCCGATCCCTGCGACAATCCGTGTAACCCCTGTTGCATGGTCTGTGTCGCTTGATTGCTCATGTTGGCAACTGCTCCCAACGCTTTATTATTCGCGTTTGCTTGGTTCATAAAACCTTGCTGAAACGCCTGTGATGTTTCATTTGCGCCGTTGCGCAAGTTCTGCAACTCACCTTGCAAGCGCGTCGCATTGTTTGCCGCTTCCGCGCCCAACTTGGAATAATCTACGGGAACAACACCGGGATTTTCTAGAATCATGTGTGCGCCTTTGTTCTGCAACGCCATTGCCGTCGGCATTGTTGCCCGTAAATATTCGTTCATCATCCCGTAACGTTCTTTTTCTTCGGGCGTTGCTTCGGGTACGCTTGCCTGTTGCGTGATAACCTTTGCCCCTTTCTTGAACAGTTGTAAATCCATGCTTTCCTCCTTTGAAAGATAAACGTTTTTTTCGTTTATCTCTACTGTCGCCAATTCGCGCTTTTTTTCAGATTTTCTCGCGTTCCCCTTAGAACGTGATAGGTAATTCCCGTATCCGATACAAAGTCTTTGTCGGGTAATCGCTCCATTTTCCACTTGCGCACGTGTGCCCTGCCGTCACGCGGTGTTGCCGTGATGATTGTGTCTAAGTCGTTCATCTCCATAACTTTGTCCAGATACTCCCAAAATTCACTCATCTTGCCGTAACACTCGCCCAGCCACAGAAACCGCTCGCCGTCTTCTTCCATAATTGCCCAAAAGATAAAGTGATAATTCGGTAATACGTGTACGTAAAAACGGTCCTCCGCGTCATAACGGAGAATATCTCCCGTGATTGACTCATAATCGGCGACCGCCTCGGCTATGCTATGTACTTCTTTTTTCATGTTATCCACCCGCTAATAAGTGAATAAAGATACTACCGTCTCCAGCGGGCGTTTCGATAAATCTAGGCTGATGCTTATATCCATATTCTGGATTAGCCTTCTTCGTTCCACCTCTGCCGCCGTGCTCATTTCTGCCATATGACACGTCACCGCCGCCCGCGCCGCCGTCGGCTCGCACTCCGTCAAATTCGCTCCAGCTTCCGCGCCCACCACTGTTTTGGCTATAGTTTTTAGAGTATCGCTTGTGCCCTTCTGTTATTCTTCCCGTCCATCCGCCTTTCCCCACAACCGTCGAGATGCGCTGATTTGCTCTGTATTCTCGTCGAATCGTTATCTGCTCGCCGCCGTGACCGTCATAACCGCTAACATAGTAATAATTTGTTACACCAGCGTCATTATGACCTTCGGTATATTCTTCTGCACCGCCGCTTGCTCCGCCACCTGCGCCATTGATAATGATTTCATAAATACCGTCATACGGCGCAACCCATTCCGTCGTACCCGTGGTTAGCTCGCTTGAGTAGCTTCTCGTGCGAACGGCTACTTTACATAACCGCGTACCGTCAACACGAATCCTTCCTCCTTTTGCGCTCCCGCGCGCATAATACCCGGGGTAAATCGGAACGTACACAATACGATCACCCTCAAGCAATACAATCTCGTTTCTGTTCGTTGTAATCCTTGCTCGTTCCGTTGCACCGTATCCACGCTGCATACATAACCATTTCTGCATTATTCAAGCCACATCCTTGTCCCGTCGGGGAAGCATAATTTATTGCCGCTCCAAAGTTCAGAACGCCGCACATACGCCGATAAGTCTGACCTGTACGCATACGATGACAAGTCAAGAAACCGCTCGGGGATTTTGTTATATGTGCTAAGCAGCGCAATGTCGCCCTCTTGATTGCCAGGCTTTGCATTGCGCACCGTGTCTGCATTACCGCCGCTTGCTATCATCTCCGTCGGCAAGTCCTTTTTGAGTGCAAACTCGTCTGGTCTATGTCCGCCCAGTCTTGCCGCGTCAATTGGATTAAGCAGTTCGTTGTCTACCTTGCCCGTTCCGCTCAACACAAGCAAATTCCCCGCTTTATTATTCGGTGCTTTCCCGCCGACAGTATCCGCATTGCCACCGTCTGCGGGTAGTTTTTTCGGAATATCCGCACGAATTGCCCGCTCTTTTTCGTCGCTTTCCGCCTTGGTATACGTATTCGCCCGTACTTCATTTAGCTTTACCGTGATATTATTCGTAACGTCATTTGCAACAGTATCAACGTCCTTGCGTAACGCCGTGAGTTTAGCGTTTGTGATTTCGTTCATTGCGCCTAGTTTATCGTCAATAACACTCTTATCGTATACAGTAAGTGTTTTCCCGATTACGTTAATATCATTAGCCTGCCGTACATGCGCGTATGCTTCGTACGCTTTTTCCGTTAAGTAATGGCGAATAGTAATTTTGTTAGTTGGTATAAATTTCTCCATATGTCACCCTTGTTGAAAAAGTTTTTGAAATTCATTTATAGAAAATTTTATATTTCTTTTTCAAAATCGATGCCAGGATGTTCAACGGGAGGGTCACCCGACTGCACCTCGTCGCAATCAATAACCTGTCCGGGCGTAGGCTTGTAATTGTTAATTTCTGTTGACCACGACACGGTGTCAAAAATTCGTGGAAGAGCCCAATCGCGCGGTGCTTCACCTGGACCCATCACTCTATTAATAAGCGTTTCCCTTGGGAATCCGTGTGGACTAAACTCAAGGCGCATGCTCGAATTCACCTTGAGATAAAATTTTTCTTGCCCTGCATCTTGTGAGTTGGATAACTCCAGCATAAATACACCATCGGGCACATCCACGGTACCCATTTCATTCACAGGAATTGATAAACTCCCGCTCTCGGCCTGCGCTGACGGCGTGCAGCTCACCCACGACATCGTACTCCAGTCCACTTTTTTCGTTTTGTCGGGGTTGTATACGGTCGCGGTGTCAGGGATTCCCGCGTCTTCTGTCGGTACCCACTGCTCGGATAGGATGACTTCTTTAAGGTTAGCGGATCCGAGGAATGCGAAATCCTCTATTGTCGCACACAGGGGCATTTTCACAATTTCAAGCGACTTGCAACTACCGAACGCCGACATCTCCACGCACTTGCATATTGGAAGTTCTACAATTTTTAGCTTTTCACGAAGTGTAAACAGGGCGGGTGACGCCACCGAGAGACCTAAAAAAACCAGATGCGTGGCATTTCCCTTATTCGGAAAAGCGTCCGACTCTACACTGCTCACACTTTCAGGAAAGACCAGTTTCCCCGCGCGGTTAAGGTTATATTTCTCAACCACATTTACGTCAATAATTGTCACCGTATCCGGCACTGCGTACTCAATTTCTCCGACGGTAACGGTGCCTATCTGCGCGCGCCCTGCGTAGTCGTACCATGTCAGCTCAACAATGCTACCGTCTTCAAGCGGAGGAACACCGACAAGCGAAAAACTCCCTTGTGCGTCCGCCGTCGTTTTCACTCCGCCATACTCAACGACAACATTCGGCGCGCAAGTGCCAGCTATCGTAGTGTCGCCGCCCGCAAGATTTTTCGCTTCAAGCGGCGGCAACGTTTTCTCGGGGAACACATCCGCCAACCCTGCAAAATTATGGTCGACGTCGTAGTTGCGCTCTTTTAGCCATTGCGCGAATCTGCTGTACCCTCTGTCCACGCTCCCGCCACCTTCACCTTTCAGCGCAAACCGCGCGTCGGCTTCTGTCTTGCTATAAACGCTTGTTTTATCCGTTTTATCCTTAATCATTTCCTGTACATCGTCCCCTGTCGGAACGAGTTTCCCGTTGATAAGAATGCTACGATTAAAATCAACTTCTGTAAAATTTGTTTCTATCGTTGCGCGCGGACGGCCGCCGTACTGCTTCATACCAAAATTCAATGAATGGATTTTCTCTTGATACCTCTTGTCGCTCTCGCTCTTGCTGTATACCTCCCGTGCAATCTTCCCCAACAGTTCATCTAAAAACGTTTTCAATCCGTCAAGCGTGATAACTTTCATATTATCCCTCCTACTAAAAAAAGCACTTCGACAAGTGCTGTTATACAAACAAGCCTGTTATTTCTGCTTTCGTTGCCGCTTGCAATTCCGCCTTGAGTGCATACTCGCCTTTAGGCTGAAACAAATCGTTGCTTTCCGTCTTGGTATACACATCTGTTTTGTTTGCCTTTTGTGCAAGCAGCTGTTCCGTACTATCTTTAGGCGCGTATCCCGCCCTTGCTTGCTCTGCGGTTACATAAGCGGATAAATCGCGCTTGAGTGCATACTCGCCTTTTGGCTGATACTTGGCGTCGCTCTGCGTTTTCTTGTACACATCATCAACATTAGCCTTTTTGAGTAACTGTATTCTATCCGCTTTACCTGACAAGTCATCCTTTGTCGCATAATTACCCTTAAGCTGATACTTGCCGTCCGCTTGCTCCTTAGTGCAATACGCCGATAAATCAACACTTTCTCCTTTAAGCTGAAATTTCGCGTCGGCTTCGCTCTTGGTATACCCTGCTGTTTTGCCTGCAAATTTCGCGTCGGCTTCATCCTTGCTGTATACAGACGCTTTATCGGCTTTACTCGATAGCTCTGCAGACGTTGCAAAATCACCCTTACCCTTAAACTTCGCGTCGGCTTGTTCCTTGGTATATACGCTATCTTTGTCTGCTTTGCCTAACAATGCATTTTCCGTTGTCGCTTTATCCGCTTTGAGTGCCAACTGTTTTGTTATCGTTCCCGCAAAATCCTTGTCATTATTGAGTGACCGTCCGATTTCTTCCAGCGTATCCAGTGCCGCCGTTGCATTGCCGACGATATGAGTAAATCGTCCGTCAACGTATTCTGTTGTAGCAAGTCCCGTTAGCGACTCCTTTTGCGCAAAACGTCCGTCCGCTTGTCCCTTGGTATAGGCACTATTAATCGGCATTTTCGTATCGGTAGCGGCTTTCAGGTCGCCCTTTGTTACATACTCGGATAAATCCCTTGTGCCGTATTCTTTCGCGGACTCTGCATATTCTTGCGCTTTATTTTCGCTTAGTTTCGCCGCTTGCGCCGATGTATCTGCCGCGTCTGCCGCTTTCTTTATTCCGGCATGCAACGCATTTACACTGTCGCGCGCCTTTACAACTTCCGCCTGCGCCACTCGCACGCTGTTCGCATTCTCCTGCGCTGTTTGTGCCGCACTTTCTGCTTTTGCACTTTGCGTCCGCGCCGTTCCCGATGCGCTCTCTGCTCTACTCGCCGCCGCCGTTGCGGCCTCTTTTGCTTCTACTGTATCTGTTTTTAGTTGCCTGATTTCATCGCGGATACCGTCCGCCTCGGTTACGATCCCCTTCGCCTGCAAGTTGATTCCGCTTGCCGCCTGCAATTGCGTATTGATTTCATCACGTGTCTGTCCGACACTGGTTAAAATCTGCTCGGCGGTGCTGCGTGAACTTGCCGACTTCATTTCATTCTCGGCTGCTTCTTTCTGGCTTTCCGCCGCAAGTTCCGCCGCCCTTTGCGCGCTTTTCTCCGCGGCTTTCGCTTCCTGTGCATTGCGCACCGTATCCGCTTGCGCTTGTTGTACCTGTTCCAGCAGATTACTCGCTCGTTTTTGCTCCGCGGCAATCTCATCTTGCCTTGCGTCCAGTTTCTTTTGATTGTTGAGTACTTTTTCTTGCGCCGCGCCGACATCCTTCTGTTGCCTGTCTACCTGCGCGCTCAACTGTGATACAAGCTTTGCCTTTCCCTCTACATCAGATTGCAAGGCAACCACATCTGCCCTTATATTCTCCGCACGCTGAATATTTGACGTCACCCTATTCGCTATTGCCTGCGCCTGCAATTGCGCGTTCTTTGCGCCTTGCTTGCTCTCCGTCGCTTCGCTCGCCGCCGATTGTGCTTCTAAACGTGCGTTTTCTGCCTTTTTTTGCGCCTCAAGCACTTCTTGCGCAACCTTGTCACCCTGAATAATATCGCGGAATAATAACGGCTTTTTATCGATTTCTACGTCACCGTATTGTGTAAAGAGTTGCCCCGCATATTTCCCTTGTACAACTCCGATAAAAAATCCCGCCGCAAAATCCGCGTCATCGTCGGCATCTTCTGCACGCTTCCACGCGCCGGTCTGAACGGTATACACGCCGTTTTGTGTTCCGTCCGTCTGCTTCCATACCAGCACGCGGTCACCTGCGCTTACCTGTACGCCGTCAATTTCTTGTTCCCCTGACAGTGTAATATTGTCGTTTGTTGCGACCAGCGCGCCGACTTTCACAAATGCGGTATTACCCGCCACAATATTATTGAGGACTTGGTACATGTAATTGCGCTCTTGGATTAGCTGTTTGACGGCAAACGCTGTTGTATCGCCCGCCTGATTAGGTAGGTAATTGATTGGATATTTGTAATGGTACATTATTCGTATCTCCATAACTCAAATAAACGCGGCGCGTCGTCTGACTTGCCGCTGTGCGTGTGCCCCTCGATACCGTGCATTAGCTGACTGATTGTCTGATAGATACGGTCAACTTCGTCGTCCAGTTTTTTAACGGCAATATTCGTTGTATCGCCCGTTCTGTCGGCTGTCCAGTTAATGTGATAAAACCGTTTGAACATTATCCTACCCCCGCTATCAGCAAATTCACCTTACGGATTGACAGTGCCCCGCGGTTAATCGTAATCACGGGCGCAATCCGCTCTAATTTATAGTTACACCGCTTATTCAGTGTGACGTACTCACTACCCGCAATTTCGTCCGTATCCAACGCCACAATATCATCATCAAGCGCAATAATATCTTCCGACGCATCTTTGAAAAGCGGCATGGATAATTTGCCAATCGTAAGCGTTGCGTCGCCCGCTTCGCGCGAATACAAGTCAATCATGACGCGCTTAAGTACCATTCTGTCCATCGTCCGCATCTCTTTTAGCTTGATAATGCTTTTTACATCTTCGCCGTCATCGGTGCTGATATCGTCGCGCACCTCGTATATTTTATTACCGCGACTCACATATACCGTACCGTCATGCTCTGTTGCGTGCGTGATATATCCTTTCATTCGGCGAGTAGTAAACGCGCCGTTTTGCGTGTGAAATATATAAATCAATCCGCTTTCCTGCGGCTGTATCCATATCTGCCACTTCGTCGGTAAACTCCACACACTGCACGTTTCCGCCTGAATGTTCATCGTTAAAAAGTTATTGATGTTATGTCCGACGTTGACCGTTTCCATGTCGCCGTACATTTGTGTCGATTGGATTGCTTGAAACCCCATTGCCCCTAAGAAAAACAGGCTATTTCTCGCGCTGACAATACTGTTAAAGTTCGTTGCATACGCGTCTTTAGCAAGCGGCAATTGTGCCCAATTCGGATAACTTCCCGTCAACCGGAACGCCTTGTTGGTAGACGTAAAGATAATCAAGTCTTGGAACAGTCGCCCGACGGCGCGAATTGTACCCGCGTCGTTATCGCCGATATCAATCCACTTTGCACTGCTGTCGTTTTCCGTATCGTCTTTCCAATTGGACGCATCCAATACGCCGCTGAAATGCATCCGTCGACTATCTGAATGTACCGCCGCAAGTCTATTCTCCTGCGCAAAGATATATTCGGCTCTCGGTGATCCGTCCACCGTACTTAATACGCCGTCTTTGTACTTTTGAATTGTTTCGCCGCTTGCAATATATATCGCATCACCAAACGCTACAATGACAGGTTTTGCCTTACCCGTGCATTCGCCCAACACCGTATGTGTGTGATAGTCGCTACGGTAAATCGTGCGGTCACTCACAAACAGTACATCTCTAAATCCAATCGGCATAAACGCATGAATAGGCGCGTCGGCAACAAGCAACGGTACGAATCCCGCCACCTTACTCAAACTGCCGTCTAATGCGCCGTATTCGACGTTTTCCGCAACAGAAAACTGATTATCCGCAATCGCGTCCGCGCCGACAGTGAAATTCAGTCCGCCGCTGAAATCGTTATACGCCGCTACGCTTTGCTCATGTTTCGCCGATATTCTCATTTCCAGTAACCCTCTGTAATCATCTCTTTATTGTCCATACCGACAAGCAAGGTAATCAGTTGTTGCGTAAGCGTATTAAGCAGCTGTTCTTCTTGATTCATCATAAACTCGTTCCGATACTGTGCTCGAATCGTCGCAAATTCCACCATTATCGGCGCAAAATCGGTCTCCCAGTCAATTACCCCGTCCAGCGTGTACGTCGGCTGTGGCGGTACGTAAATCATCATCCACTCGTCATTATCCGTCGGTGTCGGATACAACCGCACTTCACTGCCGATGCGGTAGTATTCGTACGGCGCGCCGATATGCGCATCCGTCGGTAATGTCGCCCGATACTTCACCGCATACCCGTTGACGTGCACGCTGTGTATTTTCATCGGCATTTGTGACGGTGTTAACTCTCCCGTCCCCGTTTCCCTGACGTACAGTAGGTTAGGTTTGTACTGTAATACGATTTTGCGGATATAGCTATTTGCTTCATTTATCCACTGCAACAATTCTTCATCGTCATATCCTACCTTGTCCGTATCGGATATGTTCCGCCTGATACGTCGTATCATCTCCGCAACCGTTGTCATGTGTCACTCCTTGATATAAAAAAAGAGGGTAGCCATCGGGCTACCCTGTGTTACATCAGTCCGGTTTGCACGCCGTCATGATTTGAATCGTGCTGAAATCTTCGTCATTGAATTTTGCTTTTGCAACCCCAAAGATAGTGGCAATAGAAACGCCGTATTTACGTCCGTAGTCGAACGCCTTTTCGTTCCACTGCGCTTCTTGTGCAATCGCAAATGCACCCGCCTGCGCACCCAGCAAGAGCGCATGCCCGACTTCCGCCGACGACGCGCCCGTTTTCGTGACCTTGATGTTTTCATGCTCATGAATAATGACGTTATCGTACATACCCAACGCACCTGTGAAAATCGGATTTTCACGCCCGCGGACGTTGGCGTACTTCTGCGCGTCAATCCATTTTGCGTCGTTCTTCAAGTCACGCGCTTGGTACGGATTGATAACGAGCACATAGTGTTTCGTACCGTCTACCATAACGGGGCGAATGTGATTAAGCTGTGCTTTACGTTTCGCAACGCCAATCAAGTCGGCGGTAAACGTATCTCCTGCACTGATCGCGCTTTCCGCGCTTGCCGTACCCGCAAACACCTTGCGGCCATTCGTCGGATTGGCGGTCAATGCGTCAAACGTCATCTGGTCAATGGTATCGGTAAGCCACGTCGATAATCCCTGTTTGGCATGCTTACGCAAGTCAATCGACGTTTTCTGCTCTTCCAATTTCCCCTTCAACTTAACGGCATGTGCCTTTTCATGTACCTGTACTGCAAAATTGTAGAATTGCAGTGCTTCTTCTTGCCCTTCCAGCTGTGCGTCATCTTCAACGCCGCGTCCTGCAAGCGGCATCATAAGCGGAATAACGATTGTATCGCCCGCCTCTTTCTTGAGGTTCGTCATCTTATCGATGATAAACCCGTTCCCTACCCCCGTAAATTTAGAGAAATAGGTATCTTTCAGTGCCTGCGCCCATACTTCTTTGCCCCAGGCTTTCTCTACCAATTCCGTCGGAATGGTCGTTTCTGCAAACAGTTGCAGATTCATTTTGTGTTCCACTTTCTTCACTCCTGTCGTTTGTCATCGCAAACGGCCGCTTAGGAGTTGGTGCTGAATTTCTTTCGGAATATCATCCCACGGTGTGTCATTGAGCATACGCTCCATTTCCGCCATGGTCATACCGCCCGTTGACGGTACTCCCCGCACCTTGTCCACCCGCGGCGCGTTCGCCATTTGTTTCGCCTTTTGCTCCGGCGCGGACTTGTCTTGTGACAAGTACGACGCCTTTGCGGTTCTATAGTAGTCTTGTACCAGTTGGACTTGTTCCAACGTACCTTGTCCTGCATTCACCGCCGTAAAGGCGTTTTGAATGACGGCTTGCTGATACGTCGGCAACTGTGCCCAGTGCGTCGTCGTCGCATAATTCCAAATGTCGTTGAAATCGTCGCGCTGTTGTTCTTTCTCCGCCGTCGTGTAGTAGTCCTGATAGGCTTGCCCTAACGCGGCTTGTTTCATCTGCGCTTCTTGCGCGAGTTGTGCGGCACGTTCGCGTGCCTGCTGGCAGATACTGTCATATTGGAATTTAATTGCGCGGTCAATCTCCGCACGGCTGTCTTCGTCCTGATACTCCAAATCGTCGTACTCTTCTGCCGTCATGTTCAATGATTCGATCACTTGACTCTTGGCAATGTCGTACGCCTGTTGCAACAAATCCATCGGGACAATCGGCTGCTGTTTCGGCTGCGCCTTTGCCTGCTCGGCTTGTTGCGGCTGTTGCGTCGTCGGTGCTTGCTTGAGTTCTTCGACTTGTCGGCGCAATTCTGCAAGCTGTTGCTCGGATTGGCGGTACTTGTCGTTGACTTCCTTGAAACGCTCATACGGAATCTTGCCTTTGTTCTCGCCGTCGGCTTCGGCGGGCGCGCTTTCTTCTTCTTGCACCTTTTCTTCCGTCTGCGTTTCTTCTTCCGCTTCTTCTTCCTGCGGGAGTTCTTTCATAATCTCCCGCGCGGTTTCTTCCGATACGCCTTCAAGTTCTGCGGGAATTTCCACCGCTTCATCTTCTTCTGCAAACATCTGTAAATTCATACGCAACTCTTCCATGTCTTTGTCCTCCTTTTACGCCGTAAAGACTGTCGGCGAATTATAATCAGTGTTTTACGCCCCCGCGGGCGAGAATATATATATCAAGGGGGTGTACCCCTTAATACCCGGGTGGTGTATTGCCTGTCATCACCGCTTGCGCCGCCGCCTGTGTCATCGTTTCGGGCTGCGGTGCTTGCTGTTGCGGTACTTGCTGTTGCGGTGCCGCAATTCCTAACTGCTCGGCATACTTCATCAAGATACCTTGCGCAATCTCGGGCGGTACAATACCCTGCGCCGCCGCTTGCTGTAGCTTAATCACATCGTCCAAATTGACGCTGATTGTTTTTCTGACGTTGCTTTCTTTCGGCGCGCTCGCCTGCTCTTGATACGCCTGCAAGCGTTGGATAATTTCCTGCTTATCAGGAATATCCGACAACTCAATCAACTTGTCAAAGATGATATTGGCGGGCAAGCCCAGCTTGCTCACCGCATCGGTGAGTGCCCAAAATTGCCCCTGTCGTTGACTCACGCTATACGGTGTATCTGAGATGATGACATCGTAATTGCCCTGTGACAAGTCATTGAGTACCATGGTGATGACTTGCCCCGTCTGCGGGTCAATCGTCTGTACGGGCTGATTGACGGTAACAAATTCTTCCTTGCCGTACTTGCCGACAATACGGAATACCTTTTGCTCGGTGTAGTACTGCGGGATAAGTCCTTTGTGTCCTTTGTACCCCCACAACTGCTGTACAATCGCCCGCTTGGATTTACGCAAGTTATCAAAGAACGGTGCAATATTCGTCACCGCTTGTCGCTGATTAAGCTCAATCGCCCGCCCCGATTGTTGCGGTGATGAGATACCCAGCATCGACTCATTAATACCCGTAATCCGCGGAATATCCGCTTCACTTTCCTGCGCCGACTGAATCAATCCAATCGGCGGGGCTGACGGCTGTATCTCACGAATTCGTCCGCCTGTAAGTGTGCCGTCGCTGACTTCAATAATCGCGCCGGGCTTACTCCCAAATCGGCGGTATCGTTCCTGTTGGTCTTCCGTCATCGCCGATTCCTCGGTGAATAATCCGCTGTTTCCTTGTGTGTTGAGGATATGCAGTATCTGCGACCGCTTCTTGTTGATTTCCCGCTGTGGGTCTTTGACGTCACGCACGACGCCGCAAGGGATATCGCCCTCGCCATAGTGGTAGAGCGTGAAAGGTACGAACGGGAATTCCCGATGCTGATACGGGCTGTCCATTTCTTCCAGCTTGAGGTCACCCATGATAACCGCCATGCGTACTTTTTCAATCGGTACTTGAAACGGCGTGCACGGCGTCATCGGCGGCATTTCATCGGTCACGCTACCGTCAGGCAGCATAAACCGCGTTTGTGTCACGCGCTCTTTATACCAGCACTCCACCAACCGTACCTTTTTAATGTCGCGGTTGTACCATAGCGGCTCTGTCCCTACCATATCCGCGTCTTTCTCGTCGACATCATACCGCCTAAACTCGCCGCGTATCTCGTCGGCGGCCTCAGGGTAGATGTCGCATAATTCTTCCTTGTCGACCCACTTCGCACGGAACATATATTTACCGTCACTATAATCGGGCTTTCTTGCCTCGGGATCGGTGTAAATATCGAACGGGCTTACCCGCGCAATATTAATCTCACCGTCCATTGCTGTGTAGTCCCAATCATAAAAGACGTGAAACCAGCCAATACCGCCGATAACACCATCCATGAATACTGCGCTTTCCACATCGTTGTAGTCGCAATTATCCATAATGTACTTAGTAACGCCCTTGCGTATCTCGCAACTCTCAAAGTCATCACTTGTCCGCGGCTCAAACGCCACTTCATACCGATTTACCCGCTGATAACCTGACAAAATATTTAAGTGGGGGCGGATTTTGTTAATGGTCAGTGCGGGTCTGCCTTTCTCCGTAAGTGCCGCCTTGTCGTCGTCTGTCCACTGCTTGCCGCGTACAAAGTCGTACTCCTCACGTGCCAGCTTGCGCCACTCGCTGCCATGGTCGACGGCTTGCTTAAACCATGACCTAATCCGACTAATCTCCAAACTCGTCCACCTCTTTCACCTTAATCGTGCCGGGATAACTGCTGCCAATCGACTTGCACGCGCCGACCAGCATTCGCACCATATGCAGTGCAACATTCGTCCGCACCAACGTCATGACAAGCAGTCCGTCCTTGACTTCGTGATGACTCACATATCGCAAGTCCTGCAAGTACTCCAGTACTCCCTGTGCCAGTGCCGACACGCCTGCACATACAACGTCTTTGCCGTCAAGTTCATATCCCGCGTGTCCTTTCACGGACACCTTAATGCGCTCACTACTGTGTATCACCGAAATCGTAATCATATCGCCCACACGCTCTCTTTCCTGTCCTTTTTATACGTATCGCGCCACGTGCTCTTTTTAGGTCTCGTCGGCGCATACGGTCTGCCTAAACACAAATACCCCAGCGCATCATATGCGTGGTCTTCCTCGTTGGTGTCCACATCCTCGGGACGCGTCTTTGAGTGCGTGAGTATCGGTATCGTCCGTATCGCATGAAAGCATGTATCAAAAAACCGTAGCGCGGGGATTTGTTTTCCCTCGCTGTTGGTATGTCCGATAAGCCTTAACTTCACCTGCTCGGCGGCCTGCACTCGTCCCTTAGTGGACGGGATGAAAACACGTCGTCTCCGCTCCTGCAATACCTTGTTGATTTCTTCCGCTATGCTCGGCGTACCGGGATTGGTCACAATCCAGCACGCGCTATCTAAGTACGCAACGTTGATTTCTTCCGTGCCCTCAAGCAGTGCTATCTTCTCGGCGACCTGCGCCGCGGACTCTTTTGTGCCGACATTCGGCTTGCCGCCGTATCCGTACAGCTCTCTGTATATCCATAAATTGCCGTCATAATCGACTGCGCCCCATAGTACGGCATATGGTCTTGCGCTTCCCCAGTCCATCGTCCTGAACCGCGTCCAGCCTGCGGGAATCTCAAAAGGCTTGACGACATGCAAGTCTTTTTTCCACTGACTGAAAAACTGCCCGCCGACTAGTCCCCACTCGCCCAGCCCGTACACACGATATCCGTTCGGGTCTTGCTCCTTGCGCAGCTCCATGCGTCGATAGTACGCCTCATCGATAAAGCGGTTGTCCTTGTAGGTGCTGTGGTGGGTGAAAATATCATCCGACTGTATATCAAAATACTTTGCCTTTATCCAGTGCGACGCGTAAATGGGATTGAATGAAAATGTAATCTGATAAAAAAGATGAGGATTTTCCAGCCTGCCCCTGAGACGGTCGTCCAGTATGTCCACATCTTCCTCGTCCAACTCCGTCGCTTCTTCAATCCACACCCACGTAAGCGCGCCTTTAGGGAAGGTTATCGACTTGATTTTTTCCCTTTGCGCGTCGTCTTTCATACCGCGGAAGATAATCCGCGCGCCTGTCAGCACACACTCCAATTCGATCGGATTGCGCCTGATAATCCATATCCTTTGGCTTGCGCCAAAAATCCGATATATCGCCGCGACCAGCTCCGCAAAAGTTGAGTCGCGGTTACTTTCTTCAATCTTCCGCACGACCAGCAGGTTCGCGCCAACATACTCGGCGGACGACAATTTTAAGATGAAATCCTGCGCAATATTGACACTTTTTCCGCTCCCCGCGCTTCCTTTTGCCAGCCTGTATCTCTTCCTGCACGCGTTAAAATCCTTGAAAACGGCATTGAATTGCACCCTCGTTACCGTCTCGATTGTCAACTCAACCCCTTTCTATCCCGCCCGTGGACGACCCCCATTTAAGCCTTTACCTATAGGCTTTATAATTGTCAACCATTTTGCAATCTCTTTGATTTTGCACTGTGTTTTTTCAAAAGCGCATGCAAATGCAATGCAAATGCAAAGCATTTGCTTACTTGTCATCGCCGTACTCGATGACAATCTTGCTGACCAGCGGCTCGCCGCCGGCACCCGTAATCTCGCGCTCGGACCTGTCTCGCCATCCAAAGTTGTTGATGAGATTGAACTGCACTCCGCTTCCTTTAGCGTCCGCAAGGCGTTCTTCCCATGCTTGCTCGACCATATCTTTCGCGCGCGCAATAACCGAGCCGAACAATAAGTCTTTCCCGTAGTTTCTGACGGTTTCTTTGTCCACGTCAAGCGCGACGGCAATGCCCGACATCGTGGGCAATGTCTTCCTTTTTTCGCACTTCTCAAAGTACTCACCAATCGTCTTTTCAAGTGCCTTTGCGTCGCTATATCGCCAAGGTCTGCCTTGATATCCTGTCGGCTTTCTCTTTTCTTCAGTCACTTTCTTTCACTGCTTTCTTTCTTGTCACTCTCTTAGTGGGAGTCTTTTCCGCAGACTCCGCCTCTTTTTCTTCCTTTTTTTCTTTTGGCGCTTCTTTTTCCCTCACCTCGTCATATGCGCTCGGTGAAAACCCGCGGAATTTTTCGCCATACAACACAAGCACACTTCCATCCGCCTCAATGCGGATGACGTCATACCAATCCGCGCCAACTCTGACCTCATACATCGCCAATCTCTCCTTTCTGCAAACAAAAAACGCCCGCAAACTCGCGGACGCTCTCTCTTTCTCATGCATGCTTTTCTATACTATCAGTATATCACATCCAGAGCGGACATTTCGTGCAAATCAGTGCAAATGTGTTTTACTCGCGGACTCTTTTTATATTTAACGCTTAAATTATCACAATCAACTATAAATTATTTCTTGAAATTCTTCATTTCCCTCTTGACTACACCATGGTATCATGGTATCATATAATCAGAAGGAGGGAAGAAGATGGAGAAGCAAGCGTTCACGGTGCGAGTCTCAAAGGACTTGTACCAAAAAGCACGACAAGCGGCATTTGACCGACACACCTCACTGGCCAAGCTGGTCACGGAAGCACTGGAGTCTCACTTAAAGGAGGAAGAAAAAATGACATCACTCACTATCAAAGACATCGAAAAGGCTATGCGCGACATGGTAGAAGAAGCACTCACATGCAGCATGCAGGAAGGGACACGGCTTTGGCTGGTATATGACCCTGAAAAAGACGACATCGACTATACGACAGAGCACTATGTGTCACGAAGCCTGCCGGCACTCTCTTTTGAGATGACAAGCTACACGCCAGACTTTGAAGAAAGCGCATGCGACACCATCGAGGAAGCTGTCGAGATGCAGCTTGAAGAGATGACCAAAGAGTGCAACGCCGACGACCTCATGAAAGAAATCGAAGAAATCGCGGCGAAATAAAAAATCGCCCGCGAGGGAAGCGCGGACGACACGACGGAGAAAAATCAAAACCCGTCCTCCATATGATAGGACAGGCGGACGGAATTGTCAAATCAAAGGAGAAAAATCATGAGACAAATCAAATTTCAAGCAATCAATGATTGGACACTTGTTGAGACGGAACAGCGTGCGGGACTGGGCAACTGGGACTCGCTCGGCAATCCCTACTACATCTTAGACGGTATCGTCTTACTCATCGACGCGCCAGCGGACGGCGACATCGAGAAAGCAATCCGCGACGAGTTGATTGGCATGTACGGCGCGCCTGAAGACGAAGACGAACGCGAAGACTTTGAAAAAGAAATCGCTCACTACGTCATGCACGCTCAACTCCGCGGCGGACTGCTCGCTATCGCCGACCCGGACGCATATGACACCGCGTATGAGCGCGACACGCTCCGCGGATGGATTGAAAGAGGCATCACGATTGACCGTGACAACGTCATCCTGACCGTCGAACCGGGCGAATCCGCAGACGGGACGCGCGTCGGACACGACAACTACGGGCACGAATACAAACTGGCAAAACTGGACTCGGACGAGTGGGAAGAACTCAATTTTGACGTTGAACAGGTGCACTGTGACTACTGGGACATGCGCGACTTCAGTCGCGGAGACGACTTCAAAAAGGTCATCTTCAAATAACAATCCGTATCGGGCAAGGTGTCGCGCGTGTCGCGACATCCGCCCCACTGTTGATATCTGAAAGGAGAAAGCAAAATGGCAAAAATCACAAGCGTCACAGTAGAAGACATCAAAAAGTCCATGAGAAAAATGGTAGAAGAGGCGTTTTGTCAAGAAAAAAGCACCTTCTTTTGGCTAGTATACGACCCGGAAAGAGACATCGTTGACGAGGCATGCTCACATTATGTGTGGCGTCGGCTGCCTGCACTGTCCGCCAGCTTCGTCGGTTGCAGATACTCTATCGGCGACGACTTCAGCGAAAAAGACCCGAGCATTTGGTATGAGAAACACATAAAAAATGTTGAAAAATGCGCAAAAATGATAGAAAAAGAGTCCAGCCCGACCGATATTCTTCGAGAAGTTGAGAGCATCGCCAGGGAATACAAAGAAAAAGGCGCGGACTTTCAGCCACGCATTATTATCGCGGGCTAGTCGTTAACAATCCACCCTAAAAACATCTAAAAACAAAGGCGACCTCACCATGAGGCCGCTTTTTTGTTACTCAATTTTAGCCAGTATCATCACTGATACGACAGGCTCGACGCTTTCGACTTGGACGAGAAACCCGTGCTCACCCTCTGGCGGAGAGAAAAGACCGCACACATCGAACTTCGAAAAGTTCAGCACACCGCTCGCGACAGCATCATCAAGGAGACCGTCTTTGACTTCATCGCCTAAAAGCTCAAAGCGCGCTTCGCTACTGTTTTTTTCGTTGACATACATCAGCATCCAATCGCCGACCTCAAGCTTTTCGTTTGGCGCACCGGAAAAATAAATCTTCTGTCCGACTTCCATGACATCACGCTCCTTTTTAGGTGATTATATCATGAAAATATTCTTTCTCATACGCCGCGACGGCGGGACGATAATTGTGCTTGACCTTTGACTCACTGCAGTCAATCTGTCCCGCCTTTTCCTCGTGACTCATGCCGGCCGCAAAATGCCAGTACAGGATTGCCGCATAAAGCGGATTTTCCATGTTCAAAATTTTCGTCACGATTTCCTGTCTCTCTTGCATATCAAGGACGATTTTGCGGCGGATTTCGTGCGTCTGGTCAAGAAAGACGGCGACGACATCGCTCAAGTCATGACACTTGCTCCCGCTCACCTTTTCAGACAGTGAGGACGCCTGTATGGACGTGACTTGTTCGCGCATTTGTGCCATTTCCTTTATCCGCGCCTTGATGCGCGCGTCAAGACCGCGAATACGACGCAATTCTTCTTCGCCTCGCGTCATTTGTAGGTGCTCCCTGACTTCAGTGACCGCAAAATGATTCTCCCTATGACTTCAAAACCGCCGATTTTCGCGACTTCTTTCATCACGCGACATATCCAACCTACCGCGCGCTCTTCTTTTGAAATGTTTTCCAATGCCTCTGTTGGCGTCGGGTCATTGTAGTGTTCCGCATTCTTCATGCTTTTCTCCTCGGATTTCGCGAATGGAGATTGTCCGTGTCAAAGCTTGATGCGCTCTCTCCAGCATCTTGACCGTTTGATTTCCTTTCGCTCCTGCGACGCATCGCAAGGCTTCCGCGACGTCGTTTTGCAGCCCCTTGTCCTCGACATAGGCATCTACGTCAATTTTCCGCGCCTGCAGGGCGTGCTTTTTGTTTTTCAGTTCTCTCTCGACATACCAACGCGCCTTTTTTAAGTCGTCCAGCGCGCTGTCTTTCTTGCCTGCGCGGCTTAAATATTTAACCGCGTTTCCTAGATGATAGTCCATCTTCCAACTTTCGATCGCGTCGATGGTTTCATACTGTCCGTCTGTGTACCATGACGGATGATTGATTTTTTCATCCATATATGCCGCCTCCGATTATCATATCTCGTCCCCATTTCTCTTTTTTTCCGTCATAAATCGACATCCTGACGATTTCTCCGCGTGCGTCGGTGACTTGTCGCGTCACCGTGTAAGTGTCCGACAATTTCGGCCGCTTGCGTTGCCCTTTCCGTCTCGATTCGTACATCGACAGTGCAAGATTTTCTTCTTCTCCGTCAAAAAAGTGAGTCGGTTTTCCGCCTTTGCGGACTGTAAAAAAGGTCACATCCAAAACCCCCTTGCCGCCGCGTCAACAAATGTGTGCGTTCTTTTCAGCTTTCCCAGTTCGTCCACCTGCCGCCGTTGCAGTTTTGCCGTCCGGCACTGCGTTTTGACCGCCCTGAAAACGTCTTTTGCCAATTCCGCCTGTTCTCCTGAAAAAAAGTGTGTCGCGTGCCCTTCTTGTCTGATTTCAAAAAACTTTTTCATGTCTCTTGCACCTCGCCGCTCTCTTTGCTCACCTCGTACGACTCCAGCCAGTGATTGCGCTCATCATCGCCGAGAATTTCCGCCTCTGCCTTCAGCTCTTTGAGTGCTTCCTCTGCTTTTTCCGCGTTGTCGATGAATATTTTTTTCGATGAACTCCGCGCCGTACTCATCAAATGATACGTATTTTTTCACAATTTCCTGCGCCACCCTCACGCCGTCTTTTGAGATGACGACCGTCACGGTTTTCGTGTCTTCATCGACGTCATACCCTTTGATGAGTCTTTTCTCTTTTTCGCCGCGTTTCGCGCACAAGTGACTGATTCCCTCCAGCACCGCCTGCAGAAAATCCGTCACACGGTCATCGCCACCCGCTTCTTTCAGCGTCGTTGTCACGGTGAGTTTCTCCGCCTTAGCATTAAAAATGTTTTTCGCCGCATTTTTAATGTTTTCTTTCGCCCACAATATGTATAGGTAAACAAGAAACTGCAAGCCTAATTTTGTTGCGTATGCGGGCGCGCACGACCGTCCGCAATACATCACCATGTGGTCATTCATCAATTTACTTTTGCTCATTTTCCCGCACCTCGCTGTTCAGCAACTCGCTCTCCCGATACAATGCAAACCAGTCCGCCGCGTCCATGGTGATTTTCCATTTTTCCCCGTTGCGCCGATGCGCGACAATCGGCACGCGTCCGCTTTTTCCCGCATCGCGCCGCGCCTGCTGCATCGCTTTCTCTACGTTCAGCGTCTCCACCCGCTTGACCTCGACGTGAATACCGGGGAGACCGACGACATCGGCCGCCTCCCCGCTGTTTCCGCAATACTGCGCCGTTCGCCGCGCATCGAATCCCTCATCGCGACACAAACGCACGAACTCAAGTTCGCCGCGCTTGCCCTTGCTCCGTGAGTTAGTCATCAAGGCGTCCCCAAAATTGTTGCTTGAATTCATCTTTTGCCACCTCCGACAACGGCGCAACATGCTGCAATGCCAGCATCAACCCGTTAATCATTTTGGCGGTGTCTTTTTTCTCCTGTTTCGGTGCAATTTTTGCCCACCATACCGCCGTTTGGATTAATTCTTCAATCTCCAGCATCGCGTCATATACTCCTCTGTCGTACATTGTCCATTTTTCGCCGCTTGTGTTTTCTTTAGTCACTTCTCGTCACCGTCTTCTTCTATCGGTATTCCCAACTCGCGCGCCGCCGCCCACTCCGCCATACATCCGCGCGACTCTTGCCAGCCTCTCATCAAAAGCAGTCTGTCGCACTTTCGCAAGAGATTCAAGCAAAGCACCATGCCGTCGATATAATCCACGACTTCATACAGGTGTCCATATTGCAGCACAGGTGAGACAAAGACGCAGTCCTTATATCGCTTGATGAAACTTGCGACCGTTCTTTTCGCCTTTTCGTATCGTTGCGGATCTCCGCCGTACGGCTGCGCCACATACACAAGCGTGCCCGCCCGATACATATCGGGCGTGACTTCTTCTAGTTTTTTCATCATGCATACCCTGCCATTTGTCCAATCATAAGGATTTTGCTCGGATTGCACCCGTTTCCGTCATATCGGTACACCTCGCCGCAAAGCGGATGCTCAACAATGATTGTTATCATTCCCATGCCGCGCGGCAACATTTGAATGACGTCAGCCAGGCTGTATATCTCTTCTTCTCCGCCTGCCAATAATCGATGCATATCAAACGCCGCAAACTTCCCGCCGATTTCTCCATATACAACGCAACTGTCTTGACCGGCGCATATGAAAGTGTCTCGCGTGTCCACCATTTCCATTAATCCGCCTTTACCGCAAGCAATCATGCACATCTCCGTCATCTCCTTTTCCCCGCAATCCAAACATTTCATCACAAGACTTATACATTCATCACGCGACAATTCGGTACGCATTTTCTTATACTTCTTTATCGCCTTTTGTTTGTCCGCAAACACATACCGCGGCAACCACTGTCCTAATCTGTCCGCCGTTTGAATCTGATACATAAAATCAAGTTTCATCGCTTGACCTCAACTCGTTGCCCCGCAATCCAAACATTTCATCAAATCGTATCGGACAAACATCATCGTCAAAATCCATGATGTAATCATCCCAATACTGCGCGCCTTCTACGTTTCCGTCGCTTAGCAAAAAACGCACAAGACCAATTTCCGCGGATGATGAGTACATCGACCGCAAGCGCAAAAACTCAAGTATTGCCGTCTTTTCATCCGTTGTGATATACATCGGCCACAGTTGACCGATGCCGTCTGCCGTTTCGACAACGTATACGCAACTTTTCATCATTGCTCCCTAAAACGGTATTTCTTCGCCAAATTGGCTAAAATCCGCCTTTGCTTCGTCCCGATTGGTATTTGTGCCGACAACTTCTTTGTACGCGCCATATGCCGTGATTTCCGTGATATACGCGTCCGTTCCGTCTTGCTTCTGATACTTGCGTGTGCCGATACGCCCGCGCACCATGATTACATCACCGGTCATCAGCAAATCCGCGGCCGCTTCCGCCTTGTCGCCCCACAAGACAATGTTGTGATAGTCCTTGAATTCGTTCCCGTTAAACGCCCGCGCCGTCACCAGTCTGAACGACGTTTTCGTCGATTTGCTTCCCGCAAATTTCTTGATTTCGCCGTCAATTTTCCCAATCAGTAGTACCTCGTTCATTTTGCACTCTCCTGTCTTTTCGCTGCTTTCATCCGCTCAATCAGTGCCGTGAAAAACTCCGGCACGTCGTCTTCACTGCGCCTGTCATACTCCGCCAGCAGCATTTGCGTGTGATTGATGCGCGCTTTTGCCCTGGCATTTTCGCACCATTTGTCCGCTTCTCGGCGAATATCGGCAATCGACGGCATCGATGATTTCGTCGCACAAAGGCGTTTCACTGCCGCCTGTACAATGAGTTCTTCGCCGTTTGCGAATGCTTGCGCAAGCATGACCATGAACCCCGCGCCGACAGTCCGCACCTTGCCGTTTGCGTCTGTCATGCCTGCTTGGTCAAACTTATACGCTTCTGCCGGATAGGCGCATTTGAGCATGTCGATGATTTTGTTCGCCGCTCTCATGTCCATTTTCAGACTCCTCCAATTCCGCAATCAATGCCGCACGTTCCGCCAGTGCCGCCTCCGCTTTTGTCTGTGGTTTCCCCGCGGCCTGCGGTTCGGCGAGATACTCCGCCATCTTGCTGCCAAATAGTGTACTTGGCCGCAAATAGGCGCACATCTTCGCATCTCCTGACCATTGCGCTACTTTTCTGTCCACAACCGCCTGAAAATCCGACAAGGTGAAGCCTTCGCGAACTCTTGCGCAGATGAAACGCATTGCTCCCTTGGCGTTTGCGTTGTATCTGCTGCCTGCCTTGGCGTTCAGATAGTCGATGATTTCGCTTGCAAGTTGTGAATGGTTTTCTCTCTTGCTCTTTTCTGTTTGGTTTGTTTTGGTTTGGTTTTGTTTTGTTTTGTTTTGTTTAGCATCGTTTTGCATTTTTTTTGCATGCATTTGCATTGCATTTGCATTTTCGGTGCTTTCTTCGGATGCCTGCCGAGCCTTGCGCCATCGGGCAGAAGCAGCTTTCTTCCGAGCCGATGAAACTTGCTCTTTTTTTTCGTCCACCAGTCCCATACGCCGAGAAAAACTCGAGGAGTGGAAGCGGTCGCCGACGATTTCGAACAGGCCAAACTCTTCAACGACAGACCGTACAAGACCAGCCGAGCAGCGGAAGTCAAATCCGATCGAATTGTAATCGGTCGTCTCCCAGTAATCGGGCGTCTCACGCAATCGTTCTAAGAGCATAAAATAAACCGCATAACCTTCCAAACCGTACTTCATTCGCAAAGCGAGAACCTTGGTATCGTTTCTTGCGTTACTGTCGTGACTGAAATATTTTGCTACATTTTTACGCTCACTCACTTTCATCAATCCTTTCAAGGTACGCCAGCAGTTCGTTTCTGATTTCCTTTTGTCCGTGTGCCGGATTTCCTACTCCGTGCGCCGCTTGGTGACAGTGCCGACACAACGTGACGAGATTGTCCGCCGTGTCTTTACCGCCTTGTGACCTGAAAATCACATGATGCGCATCCGTTCCTATCCTTGCACACAGGACGCACAATCCGTCGTCCCTTGCGTGTATTTGCCGCTTTAGCTTTGCATATTCCCCCTTTGACAGTCGGTTATGGTTCATACCTGGCGTTCCCCCATTCCCGATTTATCTGCTCTGAAATAATCGTTATTTCGCGTTTTACCGCGTTTATTCTCTCTTGCGTTGTCTTATACCTGACATCCGCCACATCTCGGTTAAAACGGTGTTCTGCGACTCTTTCATCGCCTTTTACCAGTTCCATGATGAGTGTGACCGGCACGCCGTCTTGTTTGAGTAGTAGCATCGCCTTGGCCGCATTGATTCGGTATGTGCGTTCCGCTTGCGCCGCTTTGACTCCTGCCGACTCAAGTTCCGTGACGAGCTGGCGCAATTCTTGCCTTAGTTTCGCCAGCGTGATTGTCGGATTATCCATTGACCATACCTGCGTACTTGTCGATATTGGCAAGCAAGTCTTGCGCTTGTTCTTCCGTCATTTCCGTTGATCGTTGCACATGAAATACACGCGACACGATACTGCTGATATGTTCCGTCGATACGCCCAGTTCACCTGCACGCGCGACTACCTTTTTCAGTGTTTCCTTGTTTGCCTGTTGCAGCCCTGTACGATTATCCCGATTGTCGGGGTCATCTTCGCTGTCGTCGATAGCAAAGAGTCCGCACAACGCGTATTTTCTTGCGTATGACGTACTGCTGCCCGTTACCTGCGCCGCGTCCATGCCTTTACGTTCGATAGGCTCTCTTGCGGATGCTGTTGCCTTGATTTCACCGTCCGTTTCTGTATCAATCAAGCGCGCCGTTGCTTGCACATAGTAGCGCGTTTCATTCGTTCCTGCGACGGCTTTCATATCGTCCGACAGTATGACGATTAACCCATACTCAAAGAGTAGCGGTTTAACCGCCCGCAAGATATCTTCCGCGTTACGGTATGAAAAACCGCCAAACTTATTGTCCCTGTCTTTCGGTACATACAGTTTCGCCTGCACTTGCGCCAGCTTCTTCGCCACTTCGCTCATTTTCTCGCCCCATTTCCATGACCATATCGGTTAATACCTTAATCGCCCGCTCCAATCCTTGCCGTTCTTCGCGCGGTTTCTGTGGAATCGCGGCGACCAGTCGTTCGTGGATTTCCGCCGCAAAGGTCAGCCTTACCTTGATATCTCGCGCCGTCATCTGCTCGCTCCTTTTTTCAATGCATCCGTGTACCTGTCGCCAAACCGCACGTCGCGCCCGCCGCGGAATTGGTGGCGCGGACGTTCTTGCGGCTGTGTTACCGCTAACCACTCCGCCCGCCGACGTTTGTATTTGTCGGCGAATTCTTCCAGTGTCATGACAATACCGCCCGTTCACTCTGCACCAGTTCCGCGCCCGCAACTGTTTCGCCCGATTTAAGCGCGTTTTTGATTGCCGTCTTGTCGATACTCGTCGTTACCTTTTCGCGGATATATTCTTGCGGGATTGCCGACTCGTCCGTGATATTGACCGACGGCGGATTCTTTCGCAACGATACGGAGAATTTCTCGCCGTTTTCCCGCCGTTTCCCCGTAATGGTGAGATAGGTATATACCAATCCCTCCAGTCGTTCCGCAGCCTTCATTTGCCGCGTTTTGAGTTCTCTTAACCGCTTGATTTCCGCGTCTATCATTTCACTCGCGCCGATTTTGTTTCGGTAGATTTCGCAAATCGCGTCAATCTTCACGCCCGCCGCGTCAACAATCGCTTCAAACGTGTCAACGACTTCTTCCGCCGTCACTTCTTCACGGTCTACCAGTTCCGATAATTCCTGATACTGTACTGCTATTTCATATAACGTCGTGCCGTTCATATTGTGCCTCGCTTTCTTCATCCTGCTTAAAATCTCTTGCCAATTCATCGACTATGAACAAAAGTCCTTCTATATATCCTTGCCAATACATCTTTTGTTTTTTCGACATCTCATCGTTTTTAACCGCATTGTTTTTTAGAGCGTTCGCCAGTCGCCTAAACGCCGATTCTTTTATCTCCCATATCTCTTTTGCCCAAACTGTGTTATACTCTATTTGTACGATTTCCTTTGCGTCCGTTCCCGCGGACGCTTTTTCCATGTTTACCATCCGTAATCACACTCCGTTTCTTCCACACTCACAATCTCCCAGTCGTCAATCTCGCATCCGTCCGCCTCCGCCATGACACTGTCCGCGTACCCGTCAATCACGCACGCCACATCATCATCACACGACGCGGGAATCTCGATTTCCGCCGTGATCGTCGCCGTAACCCGCACCTTGCACACCTGCGACCGCGGCAAGGTAAAACGCTCCATTACCATCGGATTCTCAAGTTCCATATCTCTCACTCTCCCAGTTCTCGCTCAATCCACGGACTGGCAATCAATCCGCCGCTAATCACCAGTAACCAGCAAATCGCCATGTGCCTAAGTGCTACCGCATAATCGATATACAACTCGACGTCCGCCGTGACCAGCCCCCACATGCCGGTGAACGCCATCGCTCCGCCGATAATTGCCAGCCACCCGCGCCAGTTGTCGGACAGGTGAATGATTGCAATCAGTACGGGACGGAGTACATACCATTCAAATACTCGTCTTACCGTCATACCGCTCACTCCTTTCATGCTCTCACCTGCATATATGCCGCAAACAACTCGGGATTAAACTGCAACCCGCGACCACGACCGCGCACGCCCTTTGCATACTTAGGTATCGCCAGCATTTCATGCTTAATCCGCCATAATGTCGCTTGCGACATGCCGCCGTTGAGTTCTCTGATTTTCTTTGCGTACATCCATTCCATGCTCTCACCGCCTTTACTCTTTTAATCGCCTTGTCGCGCGCTTGTGCCTGTCAATCAAGGCTTGGCACGCTTCAATAATTACCGCGGTTTTGCTCATGCGCCGACCTTCGGCAATCTTCTTTACTTGCGCGTCCATTTGCGGCGCAATTCTCAGTGTAAATCTCACTTCTTGCTTTTCCATTCTGTCACCCCCTAGGTGTCATAGTTATTATACAGTATCACCTTTCAGGTGTCAATACTTTTTTTCTGTTTTCTGATATACTGCATTCAGGAGGTGTCAATTGTGGCAATAATGACCGTTCGCTTACTACCTGCAATCAACGAACATTTAGAACGTTTAGCGGAAGATACCGGCATTCCCAAAGCATCACTCATATTGTTTGCAATTCATCACATTTGTTTGCACAACATGCCTGTTGCTCTTCCCGATAACGTCTCTGCACCGTCCGTCCGTTTCTCCTTGCGGATGCCGGACCATGTGAAGAAAAACGTTGTCGAACATGCAAAGGCTCGTGAGATGTCAACAAACACATTCATCAATGCCGCTATATTCCATGTTTCTACGGTATGGTGGAACAAGTGACCTGCTGATAAATTGCAATATTGATTAGGTGTGCAATCGGTATTCCCGTTTCTTCGCTCATCTCTCTTAACGCTTCGTATACCTCTTTCGGTACGCGGAGCGTTATTTGTTTACGCATCCCCTCACCGCCTTTTATTTCGTTATGAAATTAATTCGGGCAAAAAATATCCTCGACCCGACAATCAACGGCCGCCGCAATACGACAAGCAATTCCCGCGTTAGGCGTTCTTGTGCCAGTTTCGTAAAGCGACAACATAGATTGCGTGATTTTAGCCTTTTTAGCCATTTCTCGCTGTGTCATTTTTTTCGCTAACCGTTTCTCTCTGATTCTGTTTTCCATATCTTCACCGCCTTTCAATTTCATCTCGCAATATTATTGTATTGCATTTCGCAATCAATGTCAAGGGGTTTTTCAACTTTTTATTTCAAAAAGAAATTTGCGCTATATTTCGTTATGGAATATACTGTAATTGCAAAAAGAAATACATAGTTGCTAACACAGTGAGAAATGCAGTACTAAAACGGAGGCCTCCAAAATGACGACATTAGGAGCAAGAATAAAGGCGGTGCGTGAAAATCTAAAACTCAATCAAGTAGAATTTTCTCGGCGACTGAACATTGACCAAAGCACTCTCGCCAACTATGAAATGGATAGACGTTCACCTAAAGCGGATATGTTAGTTGCAATTGCCGACATTGGCGGTGTAACGGTGGACTACCTGCTCGGCCGCAAAAAAAGCGCAAAAAAAGAGTTGCCCGACCTCACGCCTAAAGACGAACGTGAGATTGCAAAGCAACTTGAAAACATGATGAATAACCTAGACGATAAGACAGGTTTTGCCGCTGTCGGCGGTACGGTAGAAGATGAAAACGACCGCGAATTATTGCGCGCTTCTCTTGAAATGGCATTGCGTTTGTCAAAGCAGATAGCAAAGAAGAAATACACGCCTAAAAAATATAGAAAAGAATAATCAGAAGGAGACACCAAATGCCGGATTACAAAAGTCCAGAAAACATAAACGCTCTTAGGGGTGCTATTAACAATTTATGCGAAGAGTACCGCGAGATGCTTCTTAGCCTAGCTGAGTCTCCTCAAACACAAAAACGTTCTGCGCTTATTTATTATTGGTTGCGTGATTATAAGAATTATCTCAAGAACGAGGCCTCCTTCAAGTGTAATTATTTGCCAGCCTATCAGAGGGGTAACATCGTCAACATAAATTTCGGATTTAACGTCGGTAGCGAATTAGGCGGTCTGCATTACGCAGTTGTATTAACCAATAGCGGGCGTAATAATCCTAATTTGATAGTTGCCCCCATGACATCCGCAAAGAATCGTTCCACCAATAAGTATGAGATAGAAATCGGCGACGCTTTATATCAGCGTGTATACGGTAAGCACTTAGGTCTCCGTGACAGCCTGAAAGATCGCCTTTCGCATATGGAAAATAACGGCATTGAAAACGATGATACAATACAACAGATTCTTTCCAGACTCGACCAACTTCAAAAAATAGGTCGAAAATTGCAGGTCCTCAAACATGGAAGCATAATCAACATAAGTCAGGTGCGCGTAGTCAATAAAATGCGCGTTACCGACCCGCAACACAGACTGGACGTTTTGTACGGAATCACTCTATCGGATAAAGAACTTGATTTAATTGACGAAAAACTGATCACACACATGACTAAACCCAAAAAGACTTGACTATCACCCGCCTCTCTGCTATCATAGTTACACAACTTGGCGGTTACCCGCCACCTAAATTTTGATTTTGCGGCTAGCCCGCACAAAAGCAGAGAAGCCTTGTATCCTCGGATGCAAGGCTTTTCATGTACAACCATGGAGTTGACCGCAAGTGACCATCAAACAACTCGCACAACATCTCATTGACACACACGGCACATCTGACCCGTTCCGCCTTGCCGATGCGCTCGGCATCAATGTGTTGTACTGCCCGCTTGGCATGACGCTCGGATATTACATGCACGACCGGCGCAACAAGATTATCGTCATTAACGACCAAACGGACGATGAAATACGCCCGTATATCTGCGCGCACGAATTGGGGCACTCACTGCTGCACAACGTGTCAAATCTCCCCTTTTTAAGTCGTCACACGCTCTTTTCAATAGATAAGATAGAACGACAAGCGGATACATTCGCCGCGGAATTGCTGCTGCCCGATACGCTCTGCCGTGAACACGCCGACATGACCATTGAAAAAATCGGACAAATGCACGGCGTGCCGCTACCGATTATAAAGTTGAAGGCTTTACCGTAATTAAGTATATAAAAGAGAAAGGAGTCGGTATTATGTGGATAGAAGAACGCACACAAAAAGACGGCACTATTGTATACGCATACTATGAAAGATATACCGATCCGCGCACGGGCAAGACTAAAAAAGTGTCTGTCACGCTACCGACAAACACCCGCGCGGCAATCAAGCAAGCGACAATGATTTTATCTCAAAAAATTGAAGATAAAATCAACAGGACAGAAACAACAAACACCCCGCTAAGAACTGTATTCAAAGAGTTTTTAGATTGGCACGCCTTGTCCGACAAGCCTGCAACACTCTATAACAGAAAACAAATATTAAATAGTTTAGTAAAAGAATTGCCCGCCAATATCACCGTCAACAAGATAGGAATAAATCACCTGCAACAGCTTATCATTGCTTGGACAAAAAAGGGCATATCACGCGGCTACATCTCTAAAAAGATACAAGTTCTCAAGCAAGCAATTCGCTACGCTAAACGCTACGGATACGTTGACGATATTTCTTATCTTGAACAAGTAGAAATTCCAAAGATAAAAAAGACCCCTGAACAAATACAACGTCACCGCCACAAATACATGGAACCGGACGAATTGAAACACGTGCTAAAACTTATCCGCGAACGGCATCAGCGCATAGGACTTGCGCTAGAATTCCAATCGCTAACAGGTCTACGCTTTGGCGAGTTATCGGCACTAAGAGAACAAGACTACGACGGGGAGAAAATCAACGTAAACGGTACAATCACCAATTACGCTACCTCACCCGACGGTAAACACCTGCCGGAACGCGTAGCACCTAAAACGGCAGGCTCTTACCGTGACGTACTTCTAAGCGAACGCGCTAAAGAAATTATCAACCACTTTATCGCTGAAAACTATCGTTTCAAACATTGGTATCGCGGCTACGAGGACAAAGGCTATATATTCACAACGAATACGGGCAATCCGATTCGACTGCGGGAGGTCAACCGACTGTTAAAGGGGCTGAACCTCGACAAGCCCGTTACAACGCATATGTTCCGACACACTCACATATCCACCCTGCTCGCGCAAGGAGTACCAATCAATGTAGTAATGGAACGAGTCGGTCACACATCATCTAAAATCACGCTGGAGATTTACACGCACGTCATGAAATCTCAACAAGAACAAGTAAAAAGCGTATTGGACAAGCTTTATTCATAAAGGGGCAACAGGCGTTGCCCTTTTTTATTGCCCAAAAAACGCTATAGGTAAAGCGTTTTCTAGCATTCGTTGTGTGAAAAAGGATGTGAAAAACACCCCAAAACCAAAAAAGGGCAGAAAAAGGGCACGCGCTTGAAAACATAAGAACATAAAAGAAAATAAAAAAATCACCGCAGGTGCTGTACCCACGGTGATTGTTACGGTTTTGAATGTCTATGAAAACATTTGAAAACTTGTCAAAAAGGATTGGTGCGAGAAAAGGGGCACCATCCCCCGTGCTATCCGCACAGGCCCGTACGCCGACGCATCAGCGCATGCCCGGCACGATGACATCGGCGTACGTTCACCGGCATACCGCCTCCGTCGTAGT